TACCCAGAAAGTTTTTAACTCCTAGTACGCTGTCTTCTTCGCCCACTGCGGCCAAGCCACCCAAAAGGATGTGCCGTAGAGTATCTTCAGTTCTATCATCATCTGTAAAATTAAATTTATTTGCTGTGCCACGAGATATAGATAACGAATCATTTACAGCATCTGCGGTACCAGTTAAATACATAGGCACCATCTCTAACGAAGATATGCCAGCATCTTGATAATCTTTTATTTCGCCTTTGCCTCTACGAACTGCATCTTGCCGTGTAAGCCTGTCACCTACTTTTATGCCCATTTTATGCTGCCGCCTTAGATATAACTTCATCACGCAAGGTACGAAGCCTACGTAGTTCTTTAATGGCGCCCTGTGCTTGGTACATGGCTTTCATGTCCTCGCCCTGCTCCATATTACGATGCATATCAGTGATACGAGACTCCATGTACATCTCTAATGCATCAAGATTGCGCTTAACATTAACGAGGGGTAAAAGTTTCTTAGCTATTTCTGGGGTCATTTTAATCCGCCCATAATACTGGCCAGTTGTGCGCCCATTGCTTGCCCGCCTTCCGGCTGGGGTTCTTGTTCTGGTGCGGCACTAAAGCCCTGTTCGCCAGGAACTGCGGCTCCGCCTACACCGATGTTACCGCCGCCTCCGCCAGACATGTCCATTGGGTTCATACCTTGGGCTTGTTCTTCTGGTCCTGCCATACCGCCAGCGGCTCTAATGATTTCCGCTTGACGGAATGCTTCGCGTTCATCATTAATAATCTTTTCAGCATCCAAATCCATAGCCTGTGCTAGCTCCCGCAATACAACAGGGAACTTTACAAACGATGCTAGGTTAGGATTGCCAGCAATCTGAAGAAGCTGTAGAAGACGCTGACTGCGAACTTCATTCTTCATAAGGCTTTCTGTGCCACGGGCTTTAACTTCTAAATCGCCACGAACAGAGGGGTCAAAATTAAATTGCATGTTAAATGCATAGAATGCTTCACCTAATGGCTGTAGCAAATAATCATCAATGTTTTTAACAACGCCTTTAATACTAATTTGGGCGGCACCCATAAGCATGGAGATACCTGCCGCAGTTCGTCCAGTTCCTTGAACACCGGTTTGTCCATGCGAGTATGATGGGATGCCTGTAGCATCATCAGCTAATTGTCTAGCTTTATCGAACATCATCATGTTTTCACTGGATACATTGGGATACTTGGTTCCAAACAACGACTGACCCGGTGCCCCACCTTGACGACGGAATACCTTACCCGGATACAGTTCTAGGTCTTGACCCGGAACAAGGTTGGTTTCGTCAATCTCAAAAATTAAGTTGCCTGACAGAACAGCGTTATCAACAGCCATACGCATAAAGCCATTCATCAGTGCTTGCGTATCCGTCATATTTTCAGCTAGGCCAACACCGAAGAATGAATAAGGATTTAGCTCATATGGTGCGGCAAAGTATGGGATGCGCTTAGGGGTGAATGGATTAATGACCAATCGCAGAACTTGGTTGTGGCAAACCCAACAGTTTACTTGTAGCGTGTCTAGGTCATCAAGTTCACTTGGTATTTCAAGTCCAGCTTCCTCAGCCCTATCTTTATCAATGTTACCCCAATACTCAAGGATTTCAAAACGGTCAACATCATAACTATTGCGATAATCTTCAAGGTCTGCCTCCCACCATTTACGTACATAATTAGTTCCCATGCTAGCTGCAGAATCAATAGCATCATGTCGGAAGTATGGGCGCTTCTTTAGATTCCGTAATTCAGAAAAACTTAGGCGATGCCGTTGGATAACAAACTCACACTCGTCCATGTTTTTTGCATCTGAATCTGGATACAAATTCCACAAAGAAACATTTTCTACTTTTGGAACTGTTTTAATAATTGGTGAATAGTTACCTTCTTCATCCCAATTGGGGTATTCTTTATCATATGCAAATGGCCCTTTTAGAACACCTGTTCCAAACAAGGCCATCTCAAATGCGGTATGCCGCAGATGCTTAGAAGCACTTGACTCTTCTAGCTGGTCAAGCATTTTCTTTTCCATGCGTTTCGCTGCAGTTTCTGCAGGGTTGTATGTTTGTGATGTTGCGGTCTTACCCTGTCCTACACGTAGCTTATCGCCTAATTCACCCAGTTCTTCAGAGAACACGCCCAGTTGCAAATCGTCAAGCATTTGGCTTGTAGCACCCGGCGGAAGTTCTGCACCATCACCAGGAAAACCATACTTGCTTTGCAATTCATCCATAGCATTAGTATCGTCTTTAGGGTCAAAGTGTACAGCTTCCTCAACACCTTCTGGAATCAGGGTAGACTCAACCCCCAAAGGAAACCGCTGTCCGGCAAAAAGTACATCAATGATTTGACCATACGCCGCCAGAACTTTAGTTTTGGTAATTTTAATAAATACTTTAGATTTTTCAGTAGACGTAAATTGTGTTTCCGTACCGTACAATCCGCGATACTGGCGATAGGCATTTAGCCACCGCTCTTCTTCTTCAAGGCGGCTAGATTCTACACTTTCAAATTTACTTGAAATGTAACCCGCAAGTTCTTCAGAACCAGAAACAGGTTCAAATACTAGCGCTTCAATATGTTCTTCATCAGCCATAATTAATATCCAAAGGTTGCATCAGCGGGTTGCCATCGTTGATTTGGTGGTCCACCAGAAAAATCAAAAACGGAACGTGATTTTGGACGCGTCATAATACCGTATCGTAACGCATCATATAAGTGGTCTTCTACTTTAGTGTTGACATCTTCTGGATTAGTTTTATCCATCGGCAGCGTTGGCAACTGGGCAATTAGGTTAGTACAGTTGCTCATTATTTCAATGCCGGCTCTGCCACTTTCTTCGTCAACTTGTAGGCGCCGGTGTAGTTCGTTCTTACCTGCTACACGACTACCCCTGCTTCTGTCAGATGGGCGCCACCTACACCCTTCAACAATCATTTGTTCTGCAAGGGACGGTCCTGTGTCTCCGCGCTTATGCCAAAGTGATGAATCAAGTACGCCGTAATGTATTGATTCTCCGTCCTCAGCTTCTAGAACCATATGTGCCAGTTCTTTAGCTGGTACCTTGCTTACATATAGTTCCCTGTAAACAATAAGTGTTTCATTGGTAGGGTCTACAGTAAACCAAAGAACTCCTGATGCAGAAGCATAACCATAGTCACACGCTCTAAACTTACGCCACGAGTTCGGTATTTCAAACGGGTCAATAACATGCACCCGCCTGTCAAATTCAGAAAACGCCGCACCTTCGGCAATATCCCAAGAACCCTCTAGTAATTGCTTACGCTGTACTTCTGGCAGTGAGAGCAACATGGCTTCATAATCACCTGCTTCGTACAGATATGGGTTATCCAGCAATTTAGCTGGCACAAAACGCCTGCTGAAAAGAGGCTGACCTGCTTTAGAATGCCTACTTGGGTATGTGAGGGTTTCACCGGTGGTGATATCCGTCGCCCAAAAGGGTCTTCCAGGGGTGGACGGGTCGATGAACATTTTCTTAACCCAAACATGCCCAGGTCCGCCAGGGTTCGTTGTCGCTCGCATGAAGACTGGGAGCGAAGGGTCTGCTGTTCTAAGACGCGAGCGTAAATAATCCCAAGCATAAGGTGTAGCATACTGTGTTAATTCATCTATACCAATATATGTAAACGCCTGACCTTGGTAACGAAGAACATCTTTATCTTGTTCTAAATAGGTCATCCATATTCTGGCACCGGATGGAAAAACCCACTGGCTTTTCTTTTCCATCCACTTTGCACCCGGATAAGCATTCGGGTACATCTCTTGACTTTTATGTATCAATTCACGCAATTCATCATTTGTTCTACGTAAAATTAGTGCATTAAAGTTTTTATTGTTGCAATAACGCAACGGGTCGATAATCAAAGCGTAAGACTTGCCGCCTCCGGCTGCGCCGCCATATAAGACTTCGCGCTCAGGTGCCGCAAGAAAATCCGTTTGTGGGCCAGGATTTGGCTCAAACAGGATTTTATCTTCGGTTTCTTCATTAACCTGCTCAAATCCAGAAGTACCCATAACTTGAATTTCGGGTTCTGGGTTCTCAAGGCGCTCAAGCTTCTGTATCTTCTTCTGCGCCATATTAAGTTGCATACGCGCAGAACGTTTTTGTTTAGCTAGGCGAGCCTGTTCTTTTTCCTCTTTAGTTTGAGGTGTTGATGTTGCCTTCGTTTTGGGCCTTGGCGGTACGGCGTTTTTGTTCAGCATACTTCCGTCTGTCTGATTTGTCTGTCTTTACACGTTTCCACAGACCCATAGGGGTTATAGAGCGCCCTGTGTACTCTGTAAGCCATCTTGCTACTTCTGGGTAGGAGGATGCCTTCAAGTAGTCTAGACCCTGCTCCAGCGCCTCTAATTGCTCATTAATGGGCTCTAGAAGCTGTGGGTCGTGTTCTGACCTTTTGTATCCCCATGGTACTCTGGGGCCATTAGTTCTTTCGTATCGTTCAGTTGGGTTCAATTTCTGGGCTAGTGTCATCATCTTTTGCCGGTAAAATAAATACCCCAATTGGTTTATCTGAAGAAACGTTTAATTTTTCTACTTTAGAAAGGCCAACTCTATCCAACACTTGTTGAGAAGCGGC